GAAATCGCAGTACCCGTTGTTCAAGGAAGCACTCGAAGCAGGTTACACAGATGCTGATGCTGCTGTCCTTGGTGCGTTGTATCAAAGTGCCATAGGTTACACGCACGACGAAGAGAAAATTTTTCAGTGGGACGGAGAGATTGTTCGTGCCGAGACAGTCAAACATTACAAGCCAGACACTGCAGCGATCAAGTTATGGATGACCAACCGGCAACAGGAACACTGGAAGGATCGTCATCATACGAATGTGTCGGGCAAGGATGACAACTCACCTATCGGTATTCGTGACGAGACAAAGATAGAAGTCATCGCAAGTATTCTTTCATTGATCAAACCGAAACCAGACAACGCAGTCATTGACGGTCGTACTGGAAAGGTGGACGAATAACATGCCATCAAAAACTCCGAAGCAAGCAAAGTTCATGCGTGCCATTGCACACGGTTGGACACCGAGTCGTATGAAGAGCCCACCGTCACGTGCAGTAGCACAGGAGTTCGTCGAAGCAGACAGGAAATACTCCGGTGGCTTTGCGGAGAATCGATACTGGACAGGGGGTCTGGCTGCTATGAATGAAGTGAACTCCGGTGTCCCGGAAACTCTCAACTGGCAACGCGGAGGACGTACACGCAGAAATGGAGGTGGAGGTGGTGGAGTAGGACTGGGGGGTCTGGGAACTGAGAGCCCATACACTGCCGAGGAACAAGCAAAGCGAGACGCTTTTTTAAACATGGACATCCAACCCGACGGGGTTTGGAGCACCATGTTGCACAGGATACAGCAGCAGAACCTGCCGCCTCCTGAGTCTACTATCGCTGCGCCAACTACTGCTTACTCAGGACCTCGACGTGGTACCCGCGGAGGTCGTCGAGGAGGAGGTGGTCGAGGTGGGCGCAGAGACGGTGGTGGTGGAGGTGGTGGGGGCAGACCACCCGGAGGTGGACCCGGTACTACTCCACCGAGAATTATAGAGACGGACCCTGCAAGTTATGTCGGGGCATCAGCTGATGTCTCAGGTAGAGAGGAGAGTCCGTACCGAGATGAGTTACGTGCACATCAAGCAAGAATCGCAGCAACATTAGGCAGTGCCCGAGGAGGTCACGTGAATTACTATCAGGAAGGGGGAGCAGCACGCCCCGGTCATGCAGAAGGTCCGAATCCTTTCGAAGGAAAAAATATGCCTGCTTCATACTCACGGTGGGAACGAGAGAATCACATTGACCCTCCTCCTCCGCCTGAAGTTGCAGCAGAAGTAGAAGAAGAGGGGGGCGTAGGAGATTGGTTACGAGGTTTGTTCACTCCTGATCCCGAAACAGCCATCGGCTCTGGCGCGCCTCGTGGGACAATCGAGGAGCAGATGGAAGAAATGGAGCAAGCTTACGGTGGTCGCGTCCGTTATCAGACGGGTGGTCTTGCGACAGCTGCACCGGGAAGGATACTTCCACCGGCTGGAGGTGTTCCACCGTGGATAGAACCTATCGGAAGCGGTCCCGGATACATGGAGCCCGAGCCCGAGGGGTATCAGTTCGGTGGAGCAGCTAGAGGGTACCGTGGAGTTCCCCCGCAGCGAGGAGGAATTCGGCGCGGAGTTCGTCAGCCTCGTGGTGGTCGGTTCGGTCGGTATGGTGGTGCTCCGCGTGGACCAGCCACGGGTCCTTACGGTCCTACGATGCCTCAACGTGGCGGCTTAGCTGCGATGATGCAGCAAGCACAAGCTCAGCAAGCAGGTGCTGCAGGTAACTTACCTCCGGGCATTGATCCCCGAGCTGTCGCAGCTGACCGAGAAGGGTTAACGGCTCCATGGCAAGGTCCGGGTCCAAGCCCGATGGACCCGAGAGGTCCGCTTGCACCGGGTGGAGGTCCGTTCCGACCGGGAGGTGGCGTGATCGGTAAGCCGATGCCACGACCGGGAACGTTCCCGCCGGGTGGTGGTGGAAACATTCCGCCTTACAAGCAGCTGCCCGGTCGCAGGATAGCTCCTCCGCCGGGGAAAGACTTTTCGCAGCCACTTCCAGATGAACGTGGACCGGTTGGTGGAGGCGTCGTTGGTGGACCTAGAGTGCCGCCAAATATGACAGGCTTCTTACAGAAAATGCGGATGCAAAACCGTCCGCCTAGCGGCCCTGTCGGTGGAGGTGGAAACCGGGTCGGGATGCAAGACCAGCAGGGCGCACTCTCACGGGCACTACAACGTGGGACAGGTCGTCCCCCGATGTCACGTCGGTCTGCGTTCGGGCGTGCCCAGTAGCACCGCAACCTCGAATGCATTTGCCGTCGGTACCCCACTCATGAAATAGCCAGTCATTCGCGCAGTGGATGTTCATCGGACTCTCCCTCTATCTGGAGGAAAGCGTCGGGACCGTACACCATAGTTCTGCGTGCAGCGTTGCGAATTAACTCACGTACATCATCGCGGTCGTCGATCACGACCTCCGGATCATACCTACGTACCCACTGAAGGACTAGGTCTGGCCCTTTGATTTTTGTCTCTGTTTTGAGACGCTGGAGGAGATCAACGTAGTTCCACAGGTCGTGCGTGCGGAGCCACTCTTCTTCGTGGTTGTACTTGTTGACGAAGCGGGTGCTGTACACGAGTGGGCGAATGCCGTCCGCGATGTACTCCCGCGTTAGATCCATGATGTGTGGACGTGGCTCATCCTCGATGAGTCCTTTGTAGTACGTCTTCCACGCAGTAGGATCCCGGTTGAGATACTTCTCTTGATTGACCTGCAGGATGGCTAAGCGGTCGGTGTGATCGCTCAGCGTCCCCTCCAGATCGATCATGATCACCTGTGTCTCTTGATCTTCTTTTTCTTTTTCTTCGTCGGGTTGAACTTCAACAGCTGCTTGCGTATCTCACTGATGAACTCAGTGATCATCTCACGGTCGCCCTGATTGGTCAGGCTCACGTCAAAGTTACCCCTCAGCTTTCTACCCTCGATTTCAAGGGTGCCCTTGCGATGCTGCTTCAAAAATGACATGTCTTATTTCCTATTCTTTTTTGTACGACGTAAATAAGCTGCTCTGAAACGACATTCGTCAGAGCAGTAGTTTGTGATGGCAAGGCCTTCAAACCTCCGGCCACACTCATCATTGGCACACGTTTTCTTGCTACGCTTGCGCATCATTGCCAGTTGTGCGCCGACGCTGTCAGTTGGTGCTCTTACAGCCCCCATGATCTATCTCCAGCGAGTTTCAATGGGTACAGTATACACACATCCGCTCTCGTGTAAAGTGAACTACATCGCATTTTTACGGACCATGTTTTCAGCCTCAATAGCGTGCTTTTTCAAGGCTTTGGCAAGTTTTCTTGCAGCCTTAGGAGAATAACCCACGACAGTTAATCTCTCAGAGAAAAGAATAAGAACCTTGCCGTTCTCCACTCCAACTTTGGTGCCGACTCCCGTTTGATCCTCTATTACTTTTTCATCAGTCATATTGTCTACTCACTGGACCTCGTGGGAGTTCGTCTTCAATCACAGGGAAGGAGTACAGGAAATTATCATCCCCTTCAACTGCAACGCGGATTGCCATCGCAGCTACCTGCACTGCTTCACGCAGCACCTCGTGTACGCTGATGCCCAGCTTGCGGTCGTGATGCATCATTGCTTGCGCTAACTCACCTACCTCTTCCATGAGAGCAGCGAGCTTGTGCGTATTTTCAGGGAATGCCTCACGTGCGGCAGCTAACTCATCCGTGACCATCTTTATGACCAAGCCATCGGGACTGGTCCAACGTTCTTGGGCCTGTTCATTAGGTGATGGGCACTGACAAATGGTGAGGTCGCTGCCGCACTCAGTGCAGCATGGTGTGTTGTGTTTGTCTCGATAGGTACAGGTTCGTTCGGTCATTGGTTTCGTCCCTTACGACGGCTGATCGAATCTACTTTCTTAAGGCCAGCCAATTCGGATTCCAATTCAGCGATGCGATTCTCAGTCTGTCTAGTTTCACGTCGCACCCGTAGATAACGATTGATGCAAGTTCCTACTTTATCACCGTGGTCCTTAAACAGTGTGTCAAGTACTGAACACACTTCACGGTAGATGGTAGGATCAGATCTAATTGCCATTGGTCGTCTCCTTTTCATTTTTCTACTGTCAGAACATTCCTCGTCCGAGCTTCTGCAGGTTGTCAATGATCTGCTGCGTCTCCGGACTGGCGCGGAGCTGGTCGAGCAACTCGGTGATAGCTTGTAATCGCAGCTCCAAGTTGTGTTTCTCCTGCTCCAGATTCTCCGTAACTGACGGTGGAGTGTGGTCTACCATTGCACGTGATCCGAGTCCTGCTTTCTCTACTTGGTTGTCGCCATTCATTGTTATTCTCCTATGGGTACTCTGTGAAAAGTCTGAAGTTACCGGGAACTCTAAGTGCAGAGTCCAGCATACTAGCAGCTTGTTTTGGTGCGCTGCGGTGCATTACCTGCCATGACATTGCAATCAGTTCCTCATGCGTTGCACCGTTAAATTTATCAGCATCCTTGCCGTGGATAATGTAGATCGCTCCCGGTGTCTCGGCAATGATCCAGATGATGCCACCGTGCTCCATGTTTCCTCTGATCCACTTCAACTGAGACTTATGCAGTCCCTTCTCTTCGTCGGCGAAGGGTTTCTTCGCAGGTCGGTCGTTAGCTTTGAGTTCCAGCGTGCCGCAACCATCTCCTACTTGGTAGTGAACGTCAGGAAATCCCGGCGCAGTATCTGGGGATTCGATTCTGGAGTAATGCCCCAGAGGCAGAACAACATCTCGCAGCCACTCCCATAAATTCGATTCGTTCATAAAACTAAAATTCTCGGTAAAATTTTTGTCAAGTTTTCTTTGATTCCTCTATACGCTTCCGTGCATTTTGAATTCGAGAAACTTCATCGAGAGGTACTTTCAACACTTCCTCGTCTGTCAGTTCACGATAGGACAGGTCATCGGCGAAAGCCATTAGGTGCCCACAGGCAATACAAATCGTGATATCCCCCGGCTGCGGTACAGCGTCATCATCAGCGATGCATGAGGCAGCATCTACCTTCTTTCGGCATCGGAGACATTCTGATTCAGGGAGACGCGTGGTCATCGTTGCCCTCGACAATGGTTACAATGGTATTGTCCATCATCTTCTCGACTCAGCTCTATGATCGCAATGCGATGGTCACAGAAAGGACAAAGGTCTGGACCTTCATGAAAGAGACCCTCGATCTGCTTAGCCAGCATCACAGGATCACCATCGGTTGCGTAAAAAAGAGCGTGTGGCAAATCTCCCTCATCGAGCATAGGAAGGTGTGCCTCAAGTTCATCACGTCGAGTATTCTCAGATATCCACATGCGAGCAAACATAGCCCATGCTTGTAGACGTTGTTCTTTATCTGGTGACATGTTTTACCTCACGCGAGGAGTGCACGGGTTTTTCGAATTCTTCTCGCACCTTTACGAGCTGTTCTTCGACGGTGCCGTACCTTTTTCTTGCGGTACCGGTCGAGGACGAGTGTCGAGAACTCTTTCTTTTTCGCAATCGCTTCATAGTATTCCTCTTCAATTGTGTCGCGTGCCATCAGGAAGAAGTACTTCACCCAGTCCGTGTTCTCCATGTGCATGATGCGCATTCGCGACTGCTCGAATGTGATGTGACTGTGATCCCAGCTGTACAGTACATAGGTGTTCGCTGCAGACAGATCGAAGCCGAGCCCGCTCTTCACCTGTAACAGGACGAAGTCCACGTCGAACTGACCGTCCCATTCGTGCTGTCCAGAGATTATTTTGTACGACCAGTTGAACTCGTCAAACTTGGCAGCAATGGATTCGATCTCGTGGGTAAAACGACAGCAGATGACTGCTTTCTCCTGACCGAAACCTGACAAGAGCCCCATGAGCCTGTCCAGCTTCTCCGTACCGACGGCAATGACGATCCGTTTGCGTTTCTTCTCACCGGGAATGCGCTCCTGATGCAGGAGATGACCTCCGCACACTTGTTGTAGTTTTTGTATTAGGTGCATGGGCAGTGGCACATCAACTGTGATGTCTTCGAGGGTGACTTCCAGATCCTTTTTCAGCGTCTCGTAGATGTGCTGAGTGTTACGTTTAAGATCAAAGTACACTTTCTTCCTGCGTACCTTCACGGGTTTCTTGCCCATCGATATCCGTGCTTCATTGAACGTGATGCGGTAGCTGTACGTGTGAATCTTCTCCATGATCTCTTCGGTGTACCGGTAACCGACGAGCACAGGGTATTGTCGTTTGTCTCGGCGCTCATGCATTTCGTAGATGCAATGATTCTCTTTGAAGCTGCCGTACGTGCCGAAGATCTCGTTCTTGCCAATGAAGTCGAAGATTGCCCAGTACTGCTCGAAGCCTTCATCGATTGGCGTGCCTGTGAGTGCGAGTTTCCAATGGGCACGTTTGCCCAGCGTCCTGACGAACCGGGATTGGGCTGATCCCGGTTTCTTAATGTAGTGTGCCTCGTCGGCGATCACCATCAACGTACCCCCACCATCAACCCAGTCCTTCGACCACTTGTACCAGTGCTTGCGCAGCTGCAGATCTTTCACTGGTTCCTGATAGGTGACGATGTAGATGTCGCATTCCCAGTCGTTGTCGAGGTGCTCCTCGATCTGCTCTTCCCATGTGAGGACAGCTTTCTTCGGACACACAATGACTAATACCTCTGGCTTACGTTCATCAACGATAGCCAGAGATACCAGACACTTCCCCGTGCGCTGCTCCGGAAAGAGAGCGAAGCCATCGTACGGCAGTGCCGCAGCGACAGCCTCACTCTGATACGGACGAAGTTCCGTCCGAAGCATTAAGCCTTCTTCAGCTCATCGAGTGGAATTTCCCACTCGCCTTCTTCGTCATCAACAACGACTGCCAGATCGTCCTCGATGCCTTCGATGACACCCTGAATCTCGTCGCCTTCTTCGTCTTCGAATACGACACGAGCACCGGGGCGCAGAGCCTTTCCAGTTTTTTTCTTAGCTGCTTTCTTTTTGGCAGCTTTTTTCTTCTTAGCGCGGGCAGGTGGAGCTTCTTCTTCTTCCTCTTCGGGGTCTTCTTCTTCTTCGCCCTCCTCGCCTTCAGGTACGGTCCCACCCTGCTCCTCGATGTACTGTTCCGCCACTTCTTCGGTGAGGTAGCCAGTTACACGAGGTTGATCTTTCTCTTCGTACTCTTCGTTGGTGATCTCCAGACCGCAACGCTCGCCGATCAAGGCATCAACATCCAGATCGAATGGACCGTCCGGTGTGTCGTAGCCCATGCATTCCAGTGCGGTACGGAGTACCCACAGTGACTGCGGCAGCAACACGAAGCGGTCGAATACTGTCGAGTTCATGTGCGTCTTCCAGCGCACAACGATCATGTCGTTGCCCGCAGAACTGACCTCCTGTTCAGCGCTCATGATTTCACCAACGTAGAACCCGTCGGGTGTTGGCATTCCACCTCCGGCTTCGACATCGGTAAAATCAACGGAAATTACATTCTTGTTCCTGCGTCCGCCACGCTTTGCTTTCTTTGATGGTGCCTTCCTTCTTTTCTTTGTAGCCATTACCTTGATCTCCTAGCTTTTCGTCTTGGTTTTTGTTTGCCCGAAGTCAGGTCCCGGATTTTCTTAAACGTCGGATTGATAATCAGTTCCGGAATAGGACCAGCGGACACCGGTCTGCGAATCTTGGTTGAGTAAAACGCGTGAGGACCGATCCGCATACAGTAGTCCACATGGCGCACTTCTTCTTTGTCTTCTGTTTCCCAACGCTCCTTGATGAACGTGGAACCAATGGAGTCAACTGCACCATCGAGGAATGCACTGACGGAGGGCATAACGCGTGCTCCGATACTGGGCTCGATGGTGTCTTCGTCTTCGTCGCCACCTTCGTTCACACGCTCGTGTGCGATCATGAGCAGGTTGTAATTGTCGGATAGGTCCCGGAAGTCGCTGATGAATTGCTTCAGCATTCCAGAGAGTTGTCCCCAGTTACGCTGAGTGAACGTCTCGTCCCTCCCCTTGCGCGACTTACGTAGCACCTCAGCCATGCCGATGTCTTGCAGGTTGGACACCTGATCGATGACGACACTTTTGTAATCCATGCCGTCGCTCAGTTCCCAGAGTAGCTCGTCGATTTCTGCCCACTCAGTGATACGCACGACATCGATCTCTTCTTCCAGTGCGATGGTCTCAGTGCCACGTTCATTCGTGTCGATGAACAGAACAGGTTTCGGGAATGTTGAACCGAAGTGTGTCTTGCCGGTACCGGAGCGACCGTACACCATCATCACCAGATTGGTCTTCAGTTCACTGACCGGTTTAATCCTGTCGAGAATCGATGTCGGTTTCGCTACTGTCTTCCTTTTTGCGAGCCGTTTCTTTTTTGCGAGCCGTTTCTTTTTTGCTCTCGGTTTCTTTTTAGCTACCATCATCTGACTCCTATGGAGTGTAGCTCCATCACGGATTTGATTATTGCTTTTGCATCAGCTGAACTGACACCCTTTAATGCTTTGCCCATTTCGACGAGCGCAGTGCCCATTTTAATGATGCTGTCTGCAGGGTCTTCGGTGGTGTCCATGATGACCTCATGAAGCATGGTCAGTACCTCCGCTCTGTCTGCTTTACTCATGTTTCTCTCCTCGCGGTACGTACTCACTTTTCATTATGAAGTCAGCATCGAGTCCGCGAACTTCGGCCTCGCACAATGTACGAAACTCACAGGTGTTGCAATTAAAAGATGACATGCTGCGTGCACAACGTCCGCCATCTCGCTTGGCTTGAATTTCTGCTGCAGTCTGCAGGAAATCATTGACTACTTCGATAATCATGTCGGTGCTGGGCTTGGGTAAGAACACGCGCTCGAAGAACGTGTCTTCCTTCCCTTCGAGTAACTCCAGCATGTCCACGTATTGTTTCGCGTCGAGGCGCTCCCTTCGAATCACTTTGAGATAAGTGTACGGATCACAGTCAAGGTTCTTACGCTTCGATAGCTCCCCGCTCTTCAGCACCTCTGGTTCGGTCGGTGCCTTCGCACGTGCATAATCCCAGCACACACCATCGAGTGGTGCTTTAGGATCCTCCATGCCGAGTGCCCAGAAGTACAGTAACAGCTGCAGTTCGGCGAACCGATCATCAGCAGTAGGGATAGACTTCAGGAACTTATGGTCCATGAGCCATCGACGCTCCTGTAGGTCGCGTGCAATCTTGTCGATGAAGCCAATGAATTTGACGGGCAACGCACCGCTGCCGAGCTTACTCAGATCTACTTCGACCTTAACCTCGCTCGCTTCGTATGTCAGTGGATCTTTGCGGTACTTGCGCAGGTAACCTTCGAAGATTGTGCCACAGTCACCGATGATATCTCCGTGCAGTTCTTTCTCTTCTTCGAAATACGCACCGAACTTTTCGGCATACTCTTCGAGCACATCCCACGGGTCATTGCCGTTGTAACCCTTGATTATTTTCTGATTCACGAATGCATTGAGCATCTCGTGCAGAATCTCACCTCTGAGCAGACGCACACCTTTGAACCTGCGCTTGATACGTTGCAGGTATCGGTACTCCCACGCCTTCGGACAACGTCGGTAGGAACTAACTTCACTGAAACTAACGTGTTCCACGGAGTTCTCCTATTCTCTGATCAATGTACTCAAATAGCTCTGTAACTCCCAGCCATGTACCTCCGTTGACGCGAACACCTAGTCGTATTTTTGCTAGCTTCTGTCCCTCGCAGTCTTCATCAAAACGATCTACTTCCCAGACATCAACTTCTACGGGATCGAGACTTGTAAAATTATTAAGCGACATACTTCTCCCCTTTACCCCATGGTCCCAGCTCTGCTTCACCCTCCATGGGCACGCTGAGTTTTATTTTAAATGTGTCCATCAACTTCGGTCGCTCCGCCATCTTCAGCATCTGCGGCACGCACTCGTCGATGTATTCGTTCTTCACGAGGGTCAGCACTGAGTCGTGATGCTCACCAACCAGTCGTACTTTCTTGCGTGAAAAAGTCTGATGAATCTCGATCAGCAGCATGGCTTTGTAGTCCCCGATCATTGCCTGCACACCAGAGTTGACTGCCTGTCGTTCAGCTTCCGACCGCACTTTCCTGTCTTTGGCGTGGATACCGGGGAGCCTGCGTAACCGACCAGTCAGGCAACGCACGTGACCGTTCGCACGTGCCAGTCGTTTCGTTCGGGTGTGCCAGTCTGTCAGCCGGGAATACAGTCGGAAGTACGCATGACGCGAGTTCTTCGCCTCCTGTCTGGTGGGCTCCCAACCGTAGTCTTTACGTGCCTGCTGAATGAACTTGTTTTCATGCATGCCGTAGATGAAACCGAAGTTAACAGCCTTCGCACGTGTCCGGACTTCGTACCAGAGCGGTTCAATTTCGATACACTTCTTCGGGCCTGCTTTCATCATGATATCGAGGCATTGGCTGTACGACATGCCCCCTCGACCAGTCAGTGCTTCAGCAGTATCGAATACCATGTCAGTCCACTCGGTGTGTTGACTGACATATAGAGTCTCGATCATCGTGCGCCAGTGAATGTCTATGCCGTCGGCGAAGCACCGACGCATCTCTGGGTCGCGGGAGAGGTGTGCAGCAACACGCATCTCTGCGGTGGCGAGATCCAGCGCACACAGGGTCCAGCCTTTGGGGGCAGTAACGAGGTTGCGGATGGATCCATCACGCGGGATCGGGTGCAGAGGTGATGAATAGCGTCCCGTAACAGTGCCGTGGATTTTGTAGTCGAAGTAATACTTGTCGCCGATGCGATACTTCTGCCATCCCTTAATATATGTGTTGAAAAACTTTCCTGCATTGCGGTACTCCAAAATCTTCCTGACTACGGGTTTGCCGCTGATACTGAGGAGCGCTTCTTCAGATGTGGACGGTTTCATTTTCTTGGTAAAAACTTTGCAGCGATATCCCAGCTCTTCATATAAGAGTTTTGCAATTTGCGCAGGGCTGTCCCAGTTCAACTCGTAACCTGCAATCTCGTTCAGCTCCTCGCGCAGCGTGATCTTCTTTGCGAGCAACTCCATGCCAACCTCTTTGCGCGCAGCAGGGTCGATAGTCAGGCCTTCCATCTCCGCGTCTTCCATTGCGCGAGCCCCCGGCATCGTGAGCTTCCAGTAGAGACGATGGAGTCCCGATTGCTCCCTGAGCATCTTCTCGAAGAGCATGCCCAACCTGAGAGTGTACGTAGCGTCCTGCCCGCAATATTTGTAGTTGCGCACGGGCTTCTTGCTCTTGCCGTTCTTCTCATCCAGCGAGATGTCGTACTCAGGCTCATCGAGGTAGGTGCGGCACAGGCTGGTCAGATCGTGATAGAGGTTCTCATCGAGCACGTGATGTGCCAGCATAGTGTCGAAGTGCAGGTGAAAGGACCCTCCGAACTGACACCGGAACCATTTATTATCGAACTTTCCTCCTTGTGCATAAGTGTGCTTCTGATCCCGATGAGCAAGAAAAAACAGCAACTGCATCAACCGACGCAAAGCGTTACCGTGAGCGAAGGGGCTATGGGAAAATTGCTGATACTCCGGATGCATAAAACCCGGAATCACCCACGTTCTGTGGTCAAGGGCAATCCCAATTGCAGTGATGTAGCCATCCGGATCGAATGGGAAAAGCCCCGATGTCTCGCAGTCAAATGCGAATCTGGGTGCTGCCTCAAACTCTCGGATGAAGGTGTCGAGGTTACCTTTGCGCACCACCGACCAGTTGACTGTGTCATCTCGCAAGCCGCTGTCTATGAGTCGAGCGAGTCGGGCGATATCGTCCTGAAGGCCGGGGAGCTTCGACGGATCGCGAAGAGTGTACGCTGGATGAAATATTGGCATCCCGATATACGGGACTTTCGGATTATCAATGACCTCGCCATGGAACTGGTTGATCTTCGCTTTTCCACGAAACAACGTCTTCGTCGCAGGCACACCAGCAGTGACGACGTAAGCAGGCTTTAATTCAGCGATCTCTTCTTCGAGGTAGTGTCGGCAGGCTTTGATTTCTGCTGCCGTGGGAGTTCTGTTATTCGGTGGACGACATTTGACGAGGTTGGTGATGTAGGTATTGTCAGTCAGGTCGTTGCGTTTCAATTCGTTACGGAGGATTCGACCTGACTCACCAATGAACGGGATGCCCCTCCGATCTTCGTTGGCACCGGGAGCTTCACCGATCACCATCACCTGAATATCTTTCGATTTGCGCGGACCATCGCCTGCCATGCAGACCGTTCTCGCATTAGCATGGAGGCCGCACTCGGTGCAATCGGGGTTTAGGCTCGTCACAAGCCCAGTTCGCTCAAGACCATTTCCAGTGCTCCGGTTGTGCTGTTAGGATGGTCCGCCCCGACAGACAATAAACACTCAGTGAAGTGGAGAAAGAGGGCCGCTCCTCGTAAAGCAACCCTCCCCTCCGGTTCTCGCATCAGCGTAAGGCACGAGACGAGATGGCACAGAATAAAGCAGGGTTTGATCCAACGCAAACAGCAAAGTACTGGCTGGAAAAAAACGTCTACACGGTACCGTTGCGAAGCAGATCAAAACGTCCAAAAACAACGAATTGGCCCCACCTTCGACTGGTCGAGGACGATCTCAACAACGGTGCTTTCAAGCCCGGTGACAACATCGGTGCGCTCTGGGGCGACGCTTCTGACCATGCCGTAGACGTCGATCTGGACATGGAGGAAGCGATCTGGGTAGCTGACTACATCCTCCCCGAGACATTCATTTACGGGCGCACTGGCAAAGAACGTTCGCACTACGTGTACAAAGTTGTAGGTGCCCAGACGCGCAAGTGGCAGGTGCAGGAACTGGGCACCATCGTCGAGATCCGTGCCACGGGAGCGCAATCAGTCATCCCTCCATCCCGGCATCCTGAAGGTGGCATCTACTGCACTGATGAAGACGAAGACTTCACGCAGATGCCCAAGCTTGAACTCGAACGTTACGCCGATGAGATCGCAGTCGCAGCAGTCTTTACTCATCATTACCCAGAGGCAGGATCACGTCACGACTATGTGCACGCATGCACAGGTGCGCTATGTCATCAGGAGTGGCCGGAAGAAAAGATCGGGCGCGTTATGGAAGCGGTACTTAACGTCATCCAAGAAGAAGAGGATGAGATCAGTGACCGGGTGAATTCCGTGCGCAACACTGTCGAGCATCACAAACTGGGCGACCGCACAAAAGGATTCACGTCCCTCGAAGCATGGCTGAGCATGCCAGTGATTGCTGCACTGAAACGGTGGACGACCGCGGGCAAGATGGAAGGCAGGCTGATCATGGAGCCGCCGAAGCTTCGGGTAGAACCTACCAAGCTGACGTTCGATGAGTCTTTGCTGGAGGTGCCCGGACTGGTCGGAGAGATTGCAACATGGGCCAATCGAGAATCATTTATTGATCAACCTGTCTTTGGATTAGCGGCAGGTATTGCATGCACAGCACTTGCAACCTGCAACCACTACATCGTGCAGCACTGGGAGACGCCACTGCAGCCTTACTTAATGGTCACTGCTCCGACCGGCGGAGGTAAGGACACCGTGCTGCGTTCCGTGAGCAAGTTTGGAAAGAAGCTAGCGCTCGAAGACGTCATCATTCAGAACTTTCAATCGTACTATGCAATGCTCGACATGCTGGGGGAGGAGGGCATCGGCTGTTGGCTCTGGGATGAAGCAGCGAGATACATGGCGAGTGCCAAGAAAGCCAGCTCAGCAGATTTCCAAGTGCTCAGCCACGTCATCTCTCTTTATGGTGCTGCCAACAAGTTTGTTCCCGGTGCGCCCGGTCGCAGACAAGCTATCCCTCCCCTTGACTGTCCCTTCCTTGTTGTTCTTGCCACTGCTCAACCTGACATGCTGATGGATGCGCTCACCAGTACAGCGCAGGAGACCGGCTTCGTAAATCGATTTATACTTTTCGACACAGGCGTCGAGTACCGTGGTGTCAATCAGAGACGCAGTCACGTTTTTCCTTCGGCGATAACTAAGCATGCAAGATTATTGCGCGATCATGAGCCAATGGACGGTGCTTTCACCGAGGTGAAATTTGCAGACACACGTACTTACAGTGCCTTTCAGGAGTTTGAAGAAAATTCACGACGTCGAGCGATGGCAGGTCAGCACACGTGGAGTCGAGCAAATCAGAATGCGTTATTGATAGCAGCTATTGCAGCTGTCGGCATGGATACCCAGCGTCCCATCATTGACACCGACTTATGCAAGTGGGCAATCCAGCTCGTGAAATGGAGCAACGATTGTTGGGATGAGAAACTCCGGATGACAGCTGCGACTGACAGCTACGCCGAGAAAGATTCCTTCAAGATCGAACGCATCATCAACAACCCACAAAAGTACGCCGACCAGAAAGCTAACTCCGCACCGCAGAGTATGTTGCTGAAGCAAGGCTTCACGCCACAGTCTGTCATTACGCGCAACACACGAGGCCTCGATCCGAAGAGACGCACACAAATTCTCGATGACCTGCACGAATCGGGACTGGTCGGTTCGACCGAGAAGAACGATCAGGTCGTGTACTTCCCTCACGCGCCGAAGTAACTTACTTCTTTTTCTTTTTGGGTTTTTGTTTGTCGAGCCACTCGATCAGCAACGTCCTGCATAAATGAGAAAGGGCTCCATAAGGGAGCCCCTCCGTCACAGGATCGCGAAGCTGCTCTTCGACTCGGCTCTTAAGTTCTGGGTCTACACGTAGATAGATTGTGTCACTCAATTGCCTCAAGCTCCCGCATATAGCGGAGCGTCTGAGCTGAGAATCCCTCGATCCAATTCCAGTTTCCATAGCCAACAGCATTCTGATAGGAACGCACGTTGACGACGTACTTGTGGGGAATCTCCGGGTAACCCTGCAGTCCATCGTGCAACTGCATGTC